CATCTGAAATTGAGTATTTGAAGGAAAAGTATAAATGATAGGTTTCAATCATCTAGGTCGTCATGGTCGCCTAGGCAATCAGATGTTCCAGTATGCTGGACTTCGTGGTATTGCTGCACATCGCGGATTTGATTTTGCTATTCCCCCTAGCGATTTCAAAGATCCATGGACAGATCATCAACTGTTTGAAGCATTCAAACTAACGGGTCTTACAAATATTGCTGTTGTTCCTGGACCATATGTTCAGGAAGCATCATTCAAGTTTGATGAAAATCTATTTCAAAATATGCCAGATGGGCATAATGTGTATGGGTATCTTCAAACAACAAAATATTTTTCGCATATTGAAAAAGAAATCCGTGAGGATTTTCAATTCAAGAATGATATCTACGGACCCTGTAAAGAACTAATCGATAGTGTTGATGCTCCTATTGCACTGCATGTTCGCCGTGGAGATTATCTTGTAAACTCTGATAATCATCCACCATGTCCAAAGGAATACTACGATGAAGCACTATCCAGATTTGATAGTACTCGTAATGTTATTGTCTTTTCTGATGATCCTGAATGGTGTGGGATTGTATTTACTGATGATAGGTTCCTGATTTCTGAAGGTGGTGATAATCTAGCAGATTTGTGTATGATGACGTTATGTACTGACTTTATCATCGCCAACTCATCATTCTCTTGGTGGGGATCTTGGTTATGTGAGAACGAAAATAAGCGTATTATTGCACCTAAGAAGTGGTTTGGTACTGGTTATACTGCAGCACATGATATATCTGACTTATACTGTCTAAATTGGGAGGTAATCTAATGGAAGAACAATTAGAATTGAGTGTAGAAACACCTGAAGAATTAGAAGTATTGCATCAAGATTGGATGCCACTGGAAGATGTTACCTTTCTAATTCCATTGAGAATTGAAAGTCAAGATAGGATGCGTAATATTATTACGTCTCTTATTTTCTTGCTTCGCAATTTCAATACTAATGTTATTGTAAAAGAATATGATTGTGAAAGTATCTTTGAGAAATCAGTACTGCCTGTAGTTATTGATGCTGTTGGGGAAGAAAAAACTAAAAATCTCAAACATATTTTTGAGAAAACTGATGAGTTTATTTTTCATAGAACTCGTCTTATCAATGATATGATTTTGGAGGCAACAACTCCTATTGTAGTCAATTATGATAGCGATATTTTGCTTCCGAAAGAAACATATCTATATGCTAGAGATCTTATTCTAAATGGATATAGAAATCCAGAGCAACCAGATAAAGATCCAGAACCAGTAAAAGTTGTATATCCTTATGGATATGGAGATTTTCAATGGCAAGTAACTGCAACTGATGACGAAGTTACAGATTTTATCAACAGCAATTTCAATTTTACTGCATTCAAAAATTGTAGGAAATGGGATGCTAAGTTTGGTTTTTGTCAATTCTTTGATCGAGAAGAATATGTTCGATTGGGAATGGAAAATGAAAACTTTGTTTCATATGGATACGAAGATGATGAAAGATACAATAGGTTCAATTTACTATCAAATGTAGTTAGGATCAATGATTTTGTTTTTCATTTAGAGCATGTTAGATCACAAAATTCATGGTTTACTAATCCAAACATTGAAAAAAATAGATCACTTTGGGGTGTATTGAAAATGCTTGATAGTGAAAAACTACTTTCGTATTATGAAAAACAACAATACCTCAAAGATAGGGGACTTGTTTGTGGATAAGAATAAGTCTGCATACAAACTGAAAGATTTTCCTAAGTGTTTATGGATCAACCTCGATAGGTATCCCGAACGTATGAAATACATGGAGGATCAGTTTGAGTATTGGCAAATTGAAGACCATCATCGCATCACTGCTATTGATGGTAAAGAAGATGATCCCACGTCTTACTTGAAAGGAACTATTCCACATAATATGAACCAGGGTGAAATTGCTTGTGTTCTTTCTCACCTAACTGCGATCAAATATTTTTTATATGAGACGGATCTTCCTGAAATTATGATCATGGAAGATGATGTCGATCTTTCTACTGCTAAGTATTGGAACTTTACTTGGAAAGAAGTTAGGAAAAGACTTCCTATCAACTTTGATACATGCCAGTTTACTATCATCAACCCAAACGGCATTACTCTAAAACTACATCATAGATTTATCAATGATTTTTCTGCTGCATGTTATTTGATTACCAGACATCATGCAGAAAAGATTTTCAAACTTCATAACAGAGGATCTTGTTGGAAGATTGATCAAAACATCAAACCAAGAGCTGTATCTGAAGATCTAATTCTCGATAGTGGTAAAGGATATTCCACACCACTTTTCAATTATAGACTTGATCTTGGATCTGCAATTCATGAAGAACACATTGATATTTTTCATAAAGATAGTAGAAATGCTCTTGCCGAATTTTGGCAACATCAAGGACCAGATCAAAAGGTAGAAGAAATTATGGAACTCGACGAATATTGTGGTAGAATACCACCACAGGTATACCTAAATCAACAACAACAATGACTGAAAATCAACTTCAAGTAGAATTTATTGACCATATTGGCGTTTTCAAAAATTTTGTAAACCCCGAATTTTGCCAAAGTCTTATCAAAGCTTTTGATTATTGGTATGATCTAAAATATATCAAAAGTCTTGAGTGGTCTAATGAAATCAATAATTATTCGCATGGTGCCAATAATGAAGGTGAAACTCAATTTGAGAAGGGAGGAATGGGAAGAAAAGACAAACAATTTTTCTTAGAAGTTGCTGATCCAACTCTAGCAATGCAAGTCAACGGTGCTGTTGGACAAGCATTTGAACTGTATGCAAAAGAGTACAAAGGGATTTTAGACTGTGCAGATCCAGTTTCTTCTTGGACAACAAAAGTTCAGAAGACTGAACCTGGTGGTGGATATCATATGTGGCATTGTGAAAATGGAAATTTTATGTACCGCGATAGGGTTCTTACATGGATGATTTATTTGAATGATATTCCATATGAGAATGGTGGAGCTACAGATTTTTATCATCAAAAAATATCATTCCAACCAACAGAAGGCACGGTTGTTCTTTGGCCTGCTTGTTATACACATATGCACCGTGGGGCATTTTTGACTGGAAATATTGCAAAATATATTGCTACTGGTTGGTTCTTAAGAGAACCTGGAGAAGTTACAAACAGAACTCTTGGAGAACTTTCTGGGCAATTGCAACCAAAAGAAAAACTAAATCAGTGATTATTTTCACTACAATAACTAACGCATACGATGACATTCCAGATCATTTTTATGATCCGAGTGTCAAGTATGTGCTTTTTTATGATAAAGAAATTGAGCAAAAAGGTCCTTGGGAATTTATAAAAATACCAGAAGACGGACATCCAGTACTAAAAGCGTATCGGATTAGATGTTTATCTCATTTGTGGTTTGATGAACCTCATGTGTGGGTTGACGCTTGTTATGCAATGACAAGTCAATTTGTAAAAAATTCAAAAGATATTCTTCAAAACGAAATTACACTTCAACATCATCCAGAAAAAAGAACACTTCTTGGAGAGTTTATGAAGTTGCATAATTGGGGATTTGTTCCTGATGATAGATTGTTGAAATGTGCTGAAGATATTGCTGCTATTGGTTATAAACCATCAATGTTTGATCATACAATCAACTGTTGTGTGTGGAGACACAACACGCCTAGGGTTGTAGATTTCAATGTAGAGTATTGGAGGTGGTATAAAGACTATAAATTATTTCATGGGTGTCAAATAACCAGTGCTATTGCAGAGTATCTTGCTTATGGTAAAAATGTTCCGAGAGTGAGTATGCAAGTTGATCTATTAAAATCTTCTCGTGTCAAATCATATAAAGAAAATTATCAATTTGAAGACAATAATGATACTCAATTTAGAAATAAACTTAGAAAGATATTGGGTGCAGTTTTATGATAGTTTATACAATAAATTCTAATAATTATATTGAAAACTTACAGTGCCCTGATTGGGTTCATGTTATTACTGATGTAGAGGATCTTGGAAATCCTATTCGTAGTAGTAGGAAAGATAAAATTCTTTGTCCATATAAAGGAGAAACTGTTTATGTGGATGCTAGTAAAGTACACCTCCTCAATGATAAATTTTTAGATTTATCAAAAGAAATTTTTAGTAACTATAATTTGTTTGTAATGAAGCATCCACATGAACATTCATACCTTGAAGAATGTGCTGAATATGTTCATCGGGGATGGGTTGATGAACAAACATTATTTAATTTCACTGAACTATTGAAAGGTGTTTATGATTTCACAAAACATTTTTCTCCACTTTGTACGATTTTATGGAGAAAGGATACTATAAAATTTAATGACATGTGGTGGAAATGGTATAATTTGGGCGGAGTAAGAGATCAACTAGCGGCTTCAGCAGCACTCCAATTAAGCGATACTAAATATGGGTGGAAATATTCTAGAGATATAATTAATAATTTTTCTGATGGGTCTCCAAATGGAATATGGTGGAAAAATAAAGGTGGTTCTTACGAATATTCTAGTCCTAAAGATCCTGCTTTATTTGTAGATAAACTTTCAAAGCAAACTGGTCTAAGCAAATTTAGATATAGAACTAGAATTTCAAGTAAAGGAAATTTGCTGATTGGAAAAACATGATCATTTATACTTGTATTACAAATGGATATGACGAAATTCCAAACAATAATTATTATGATCCAGATGTTCAATATATTTGTTTTACAGATGGTACAGTAGAAAAAAAGGGTCCATGGGAGTTCAGAGATATTCCTTTTGATCATGAATGTCCTTTGAGAAGGGCATTATATCCAAAAATTATGCAACATAAAATATTTCCTATAGGATCTGAAGTTGTATGGGTTGATGGATGTTACGTCCACACTAAAGAGTTTGTTGATTTTTCTAAAACAGCTTTTCCTAGAACTTATATGGATCACCCTAAAAAATTTACATATTACGAAGAAGTGATTGAAAGTTTTATTGCATCTTATAATAGTAAAGAAGATATTATAAAAATTACTGAAGAACTGATAAAAATAAATTTTGATTTTAAAAAATATGTAAACCCAATCTTAGCTTCTTTTTGGAATACTGTAGAGAATCCAACCTTTCATGAAAAATGGTGGAAGTTTGCACAAATTTCTAATAGATGTGATCAAATTGGATTTATTGCGTCTAAAGACGAAAGTTGGAAAACTGTAGACTGGACAGAACCTGGAATGAATTTTAGTGGTGTTGGTGGATCTGGTAGAGTGGGCAGGAAAAAAAAGCACCCAACAAACGGCGATTCTAATCAGTGGGAAATGATTGATGAAATGCTTTTAGAATTAAAAAAAATGACTAGACTGCATCCAGCATTTTATTGTAAGCATTGGAGAAATAAAAATAAACTTGAGGAATGGATATCTGCACACAAATGATAGTATATACTTGTATTACAAATGGATATGACGAAATTCCAGATAATCATTATTATTCTCCAGACGTTCAATATGTTTGTTTTACTGATGGCACTATAACGCATAAAGGACCTTGGGAATTTATAGATATTCCTTTTGATCATGAGTGTCCTAGAAGAAAATCTGCTTATCCAAAAATAAATCCACATAAACTATTCCCTAAAGGATCAAAAGTTGTGTGGTTAGACGGTTGTTATCAAATGACCGAAGAATTTGTAGAGATATCTAAAAAAAATCTTGATGATCACCCGTTCACAATTATGAGGCATGAGTGTAAATTCACTTATTTGGATGAAGTTCTGGAGGGTTTTATGGCATCAATGAATACATGGGAAGATGTCTTAGATATCACTAAGAAACTCAAGCACGAAGGATATGAATTTAAAAAATATTGCTCACCTGTTTTGGGGTGTATTTGGAGACAGGTTGGTAACAATGAATTTCATGATTTGTGGTGGAAATATTCCCTAATTGGTCCTAATAGAGACCAGGTTTCTTTTGACGCTGCAAGACAATTTACGCATCTTGATCTGAATATTATTGAAGATGGATGGACTGGCGGGGTCGGCATGAAATTTGGAACTAGAAATAAAGTTTCTCGTAAAAAACTACATCCCCAATCTGGACATGATAAGCAATATTTGGAACGAGAAAAAATACTAAAAGAACTTTATACTATAACGGGTCTTCATCCAAAACTGTATGCTAGGTATGATCATATGCCATTTGTTTATCGCAATGTGATCGAACCCTATCTTCCAAAATCATAAGTGAGTATTTATACTCATTGACTGTTAGCGAATTCTGATATATGATAAATAATGTGAAGAAATGGAAACATTTCTTTACATAACCTAATCTCAAAATTACTCGGAGTTTTACATGACTGCATCCATCGCCCAACAGCGTGGAAGCAATACTTGGGAACAATTCTGCGAGTGGGTAACATCAACCAATAATCGTTTGTATGTTGGTTGGTTCGGAACACTGATGATTCCTACCCTTCTCGCTGCGACTATCTGTTTCATTGTTGCTTTCATTGCTGCACCTCCTGTCGATATCGACGGAATTCGTGAACCTGTTGCTGGTTCACTAATGTATGGCAACAACATCATTTCTGGTGCTGTTGTTCCTTCTTCAAACGCTATCGGTCTTCACTTTTATCCCATTTGGGAAGCTGCTTCGCTTGACGAATGGCTTTACAATGGTGGTCCCTTTCAACTGATTATTTTTCACTTCTTGATCGGTATCTATTCTTACATGGGACGTGAGTGGGAACTTTCTTACCGTCTAGGTATGCGTCCATGGATTATGGTTGCTTACAGTGCTCCTGTTGCTGCTGCATCTGCTGTGTTCTTGGTCTATCCTTTCGGTCAAGGGTCGTTCTCTGACGCAATGCCTTTGGGTATCAGTGGCACCTTCAACTACATGTTTGTTTTCCAAGCGGAACATAACATTCTTATGCATCCTTTCCACATGCTTGGTGTTGCTGGTGTGTTTGGTGGTTCGCTTTTTTCAGCGATGCATGGTTCTCTCGTAACTTCTTCGCTGGTTCGTGAAACTACTGAAACCGAAAGTCAGAACTATGGTTATAAGTTTGGTCAAGAAGAAGAGACTTATAACATTGTTGCTGCACATGGATACTTCGGTCGTCTGATCTTCCAGTATGCATCGTTCAATAACTCACGCTCACTGCACTTCTTCTTGGCTGCTTGGCCAGTTGTAGGTATCTGGTTTGCTGCTCTTGGTGTTAGCACCATGGCATTCAACTTGAACGGGTTCAACTTCAATCAGTCTTTGATCGATAGTCAGAACCGTGTTATTCCTACTTGGGCAGATATTCTGAACCGTGCTGGACTTGGTATGGAAGTTATGCATGAACGTAACGCCCACAATTTTCCACTAGATCTTGCTACCGCTGATACTACTGCTGTTGCACTTGTAGCACCTTCTATTGGTTGACAAGTTCATTATAATCTGATAAACTGAGGGTTCGATAAGAACCCTTTTTTTATGTACGATTACTGGGTAGTCACAGACACTAGAACTGGGCGAGTTATCGCACACTGTGGTGAAGAATTTGATGCTATAATGTTAGTTGGATTTGATAAGGATAAAAGGTCTTATCGAAAGCAAAAATTTATCATGGATCAGGTTATTACTGTGTCTGCAACTACTGATAAACAACTTCCTGGACAACTTGGATTGCCCGTTGGAACTTATAAAATTGAAGACAAAAAAATATATAGTATTGAGGAAGGAACCTCAATGCCAGTTACCATAAACTAAAATGAAAGCAGTAGTATATTCAAAACCAGAATGTCCCTATTGTGAAAAAGTAAAAGCAGTCTTATTTCATTGTGCGATAGAGTACACCGAATATGTTTTTCAAAAAGATTTCAATGGAGATCAATTCTATGCAGAATTTGGTGAAGGTGCTACTTTTCCGCAAGTAATTTTAGATGATAAACATGTTGGGGGATGTACAGACACAGTAAAATACCTAAAAGAGATGAAAAAGATTTGAGTTATACAATAAATAAAGGTGTAGAACTTCTACTTAGGAGGAAGAAACCAAACATAAAAATCATAAGATTTGGAAAGTGGTTTCTTCCTTTTACGAACAAGGAATTTACCATTTGCTTAGAGATAAGAGAACGGTAATCCCAGGAGAACAAAAATGTTAGCAGCTGTTATTTGTTTAGCAACTCTATGTTGCCTGTTGACATTAGGATTAGGACTTATTGTTGGATATTTGGTTAGACAATATTTACAAGATGTCACTCCACAGTATTCACATCCTGAAATGTTTGACGCCAACGGCAATCCACTTCCAGACGAAATTATTGCTTTCAGGTTTGAAGGTAATGTAGAACACTTAGATGAATTTGACGACTAACTATGACAAAACTACCAAATAGCCCCTTGGTTTCTGAGGTTTTCAAAGCTGCACACGGCGGTAAAACAGTAGAACGCAAGGTTGAAATTCTAAAAGAACACAGAAGTGATCATATCAAAGCACTTTTGATTTGGAATTTTGATAGAGGGATTGAAAGTGCTCTTCCACCAGGAGAAGTTCCTTACAAGAAGAACGAAGCACCTGCAGGAACAGCAGGGCATACAAGACTTGTCCACGAATGGAGAATTCTTTATAACTTTGTCAAAGGTGGCAACGATAAGATCTCGCAGATGAAGCGTGAGCAAATGTTCATTCAACTTCTTGAAGGACTTCATGCTGATGAAGCTGAGATCGTGCTTTTGGTAAAGGATAAAGACTTACAATCAAAGTATCGCATCACTAGAAGTGTTGTCGAACAGGCATATCCAGAAATTGTTTGGCGAGATAAGTAACATACTATACAAAATTGCTTGACTAGATAGAGTATAGACGCTATAATGTGTCTACGTTCATTCGCTATTCGCAAATAGCGAACGCAAGTAAGTCGCGGAACGGAGCGTTCATCTATGGAAGCAGTTCTAATTACTTGTTTGCAATTTGGACAACTAGTTGGTAGGGTAAATCAATCATTTGCACCTGCCATAGTGAAAAAACAAATCATTGCAGAACTAGTAAGGGTTTCTCCCAAGAAGTGTAGCATAGACGCAAACGACTGAAGGAACGGGCCTAAAAATCCATTCATTCAGAAGAACAATGACTACTGCAACTTATCGTGGATGTCAGTATAATACTGATCTTCCAAAAGAAGAATACCGTAATTGGTATTCAGAGACCCATTCTCCAGCACACGCAACAAACACATATCGTGGCGTTGCCTATCGTCCTTGTAAAAACTCGGAGGTAGCAAAATGAACTGGTTGAATATTATTCGTAGACAAATTCAAAAACAAAAGAAACTCCAAGAAGCCCAATATCATATGGCAACTCTTGGATGATTGTTCGGGGGAATTGACTTCCCCCCTTTTTTATAAATATATAAAACTTGTATGTATCCAGTTGGACATTTTCCTGTCACTTTTACTGTGGTTAAATGGACTAACTATAAAAAGTGCAGGAGAAAATTGTGTCAATTCCAATCTAATGGGGTTGTATCAAACTGGAAAAAAGGAAATCTTGATCTGTGAAGATAATATAGGTGATCAAAAGATTTCAAAATCTGAAGTCATCAAACATGAGTATGTCCATTATGTTTATGATAAAAAGAAAATTAAAAAAACAATTATTCTCGAACCATTTTTTTCTTATTTGATAAAGACCTTTATAAATGATGGGGAAAAGATTTTTGTCTTTGTACATGAAACAGACTATTCTTCAGATGAAGAATTAGAAGCAAGATTTTTATCGAGACTTCCAACAATAGTTTTGTTTTTTATCTGAGGATTGACTTCTAAATTTTTTGTTGGTATAATTGCTTTAGGAGGTAATGTCTAATGCGTTACAAGGATACAATTCGCCTAGTAAAAAAAGCACTAGAGCAACCTTGGAATTATTCTGATGCAGAACTTCAATATATGAAAACTGCATTAGATAAAGCTGTTCTTGGTCTAGCAAGAAAAAAATTTGAACGAAAAAAGAAAAAGGGATTTGGTTACGATGACAGTACGATTGATTAGTGTAACGCCAGATGCAGAACAAACAATGGCGTATGTTGCTAGGGTTTCTAATCCAGCAAATCAGGATAATGAAAACTATGCAGGTTTGTTACGTTATTGTATCAAGCACAATCATTGGTCTGTGTTTGAGCAGGCTTTTATGACGCTTGAGATTGAAACCAACCGTGGTATTGCAGCGCAAATTTTACGTCACAGAAGTTTCACATATCAAGAATTTTCACAGCGTTATGCTGATACAAATCTTTTGAGCGATAAAATTCCTCTTCCCGAACTTCGTCGGCAAGATACTAAAAACCGTCAGAATTCTATTGATGACTTGGAGGAAGACAAAGTTTTTGTGATGAACAAGATGATCGAAGATTTGTTCAGGGATGCTCAACAGGTTTATAATTTTCTACTAAGTCAGGGTGTTGCTAAAGAATGCGCTCGCTTTGTGCTTCCTCTTGCAACTCCTACGCGCATTTATATGTCTGGTAGTGTACGTTCTTGGATACATTATATCAATCTTCGTTCTGCAAATGGAACTCAGAAAGAGCATATGGACATCGCAAATAAATGCAAGAAACTGTTTGTAGAACAGTTTCCTGTGGTATCTGAAGCACTTGAATGGGTATGAAAATTCTTGGAATAAATCTTGCAAAGAATGGATCAATTGCAATTGTCAATGATGGGCAATTAGAATTCTATCTTGAAGAAGAAAGAATTACCAGGAAAAAACGTGACGTTGGCGCATACGCATTATGTGAAAAGTTTGCAGACAATAGTATTGATGTTGCTGTTTATTCCGACTGTTTTACTAGATATTCGTCACAAAGGCATCTAGAAAGAACTGCTGCTAGAGGCAAACTAAAAAAGTTACTTTCTTCTAAAGGAATAGAAACCATTTTAGACTTTACCGACAGACACCATGAGTGTCATGCAGCATCTGCATTTTATGGATCTGGATTTGATGATGCTGTTTGTGTAGTAATGGATGGTAAAGGATCTATTATCAAAAAAAATGGTACAATATTTTGTGAAACTGAAAGCATTTACAATTGTGTAAATGGAGAATTTGTTCCTTTATTCAAACATTATTCTTGTTTTTATAAACGTTCTCTGTGTGAAAAGATTGGGGAACCTTTTTGGGATGGTGTAAACTTATTCAGTAACAGAGTTAGTATTGGTCAAGCATTTAGATGTGTTTCTGGATACTGTGGATTTGATGAGATCGAAGCAGGTAAGACTATGGGATTGTCTGCTTATGGATCTGGTCCAATCAATCTATTCAATGAAGAATATGGGCATAGTCTTTGCAGTAAAGGCATTTATCCTGTCGATGATACTGGATGGGCAAATTATTACGGAGAAGAAACTACAAAAGAAAATCTAGCGTACAATCTTCAAAAATCTGCAGAAAATCATGCACTATACATGATCAAAAAAGCAGTTGAACTTTCTGGTAAAAGGAATGTGGTTGTATCAGGTGGTTTCTTTTTGAATTGCGTTTCTAATTACAATCTGCTAAAATCATTAGACATAAATCTATATGCTGATCCATTATCTTATGATGGCGGACATGCTTTTGGTTCCGCTATGCTGGTTTCCGATAAAAAATGTACTATGAAAACACTATATCTAGGACCAACCTACGATCTTTCTCATATTGAAGGACTAGATGTAACCTATGATCAGGTTGCAAGTCTTATCAGCAATAGAAATATTGTTGCAATGTATCAGGGCAAATCTGAAGCTGGTCCAAGAGCATTGGGTAATCGATCTATTCTTTATGATCCAAGAGATCCTAATGGAAAGGATCATGTCAATACAATCAAAAAACGTGAAGCATTTAGACCTTTTGCAGGAACAGTTCTAAAAGAATACGTTCATGAGTGGTTTGATATGGCAGGACTAGAAGAAAGTCCTTTCATGATGTATGCTGTTGATGCTCACATTGATGCTTGGGATCATATTCCTGCAATTCTTCATGCTGATAAAACTTGTAGGGTGCAAACCGTAACTAAAGAACAGAACTTGCATTATTATAATTTGATCGAAGCGTTTCACACGTTGACTAGAATTCCAATTCTATTCAATACATCATTCAATCTTGCAGGTGAACCACTTGTAGAGACACCAGAAGATGCTATGAAAACATTTTACAATAGTGATATTAAGTATCTTTATTTTCCTGAAGTGAGAAAACTGATTAGAAAATAATCTATCTCACCAATAAATATTTACGAATTGAAATAACTATGCCCGTATATCCTGTAAAACATTTAGAGACTGGGGAAACACAGGAACTTGTTATGTCTATCGCTGATTATGATCAGTGGAGAAAAGACAATCCCGAATGGGATAAAGATTGGTCTGCTGGAGTTGCATCGGCGGTAAGTGCTACTGGTGACGTTTACAGTAGAACTGACGGAGGATGGAATGAAGTCCTCCACAAAGTCAGCAAAGTTCCAGGTTCAAAAGTAAAGCCTCAGAAAACAACGCACTTCTAATATGTCCTCAAGGAAAAGAAGAACTTCTTCCCAAGTCGGAGCTGGATTATCAGCAAAACAAATGCAAAGAAAAAAACCTTTCAATGTCGATATGATGGTCGATATTGAACCACTAACAGAAAACCAAACAAAAGTTTTTGATGCTTATAAAGAAGACAAAAATCTTTTTGTTTATGGTGCAGCAGGTACAGGTAAAACCTTTATCACAATGTACCTTGCATTGAAAGAAGTCCTCAATCCCTTAACACCATATAATAGACTTGTAGTTGTTAGATCATTAGTTGCAACAAGAGAAATTGGTTTCCTTCCAGGAGATCATGAAGATAAATCTTCCCTTTACCAAATTCCTTATAAGAATATGGTAAAGTATATGTTTGAGCTTCCTTCAGACAATGACTTTGAAATGTTGTGGGGAAATCTAAAGACACAAGAAAGTGTAAAGTTTTGGTCTACAAGTTTCATTCGCGGCACTACATTGGATGATTGTATTGTCATTGTGGATGAATGCCAGAACTTGAATTTTCACGAATTAGATAGTATAATTACTAGAGTTGGTGAAAACTGTAAGATCCATTTCTGTGGTGACGCATCACAGTCTGACCTTATCAAAACCAATGAACGAAATGGTATTCTAGATTTTATGAAAATTATTCAAGCAATGCCTGAATTTGAAAGTGTTGAATTCGGTGCTGAAGATATCGTAAGATCTGGACTTGTCAAGAGTTACATTCTCAATAAACTTGCATTAGGTCTTTGATGTTTCAACACGTTGATATTGAGTTTCCCGCACTCAAGCGGGAAACAATTGATGGAGTTCGATATTATACAGTGGAAGGTAGACCGATGGTATCTATTACCTCGGTCACCTCCCATTATAATAAAGAAATTTTTGTCAATTGGCGAGCGAAAGTTGGTGAAGAAGAAGCAAATCGTATTTCCAAACGCTCAACAACCAGGGGAACAAAAACTCACGAACTTATTGAAAACTTTCTTTGGAATAAGGATGTTCCAGACACAGATCCTTTGCCAAGGATGCTATTTACTCAAGCGAAAAAAACTTTGGGTAATATAAATAATATCTATGCTCTTGAAAAATCTTTGTATAGTAAAGAGCTAGGTGTTGCTGGTACTGTAGATTGTATTGCTGAGTATACGGGAGAAAGTGGTGTACCAGAACTTGCAATCATTGACTTCAAAACTGCAGAGAAACCAAAACCAAAGCAATGGATTGAGAATTATTTTGTACAGGCAGCAGCGTATGCTTGTATGTTCTATGAACTTACTGATATTCCAGTAAAGAAACTTGTCATTATCATGACATGTGAAAATGGAGAAGTCGAAGTTTACGAAGAGTACGATAAAAAACTTTATATGGAAAAACTAGTCAAATACATTCAAAAATTTGTGGAGGATAAACTAAATGACTACCAAAAGTGAAATCAAATCAATTCTAAAAAGTAAATTTTTATGTCAAGATAAGTTCACTAATGACATAGAAAACATTGTCAAAGACAACTCTGACATGAATTATATTGAAGCGATTTGCTTCTATTGTGAACAAAATAGTATTGAAATTGAGTCAATTGTAAAACTGATTTCAAAACCATTGAAAGAAAAACTCAAGTGGAATGCTACTAACCTAAATTATTTGAAGAGAACATCTAGAGCTAAATTTTTTGTGTAATGGACAAAGATCTAAAGGCAAAAGTTGAATATGTTAGAAATCTAAAAGGATTTTGGGTCGATAATTTCAAACAAGTAACTCCAGAACAAATTGTAGAATTAGAAAAAGAAAGACCTACAACAAGACTTCTCAGTATTCATACTATGAATGGTTGCAACCTTTCTTGTAGGGGTTGTAATCATAATAGCAGCTTGCTTTCGGGAAAAAGTTCAGTAGATATTGATCAATTGATTGAAGATATTGAAAATATCCTTCCCAAGATTTATGTTTGGAGTCATGTTAGTATTATTGGTGGAGAACCATTATTAGAACCAAGAACAAAAGAAGTAACAAGAATTGTCAGAGAACTTTGTTATGGTGAACGTGGAACTCAACCATGCAATGTAAAGTTGTTTAGCAATGGATCTAAACTTCTTCAAGAAAAGGAATGGATTGCTGATGAAATGCTGAAAGGTGTTGTCTTTAGACTTACATTTCACCGTCCACCTTATACTCAAGCGGGCAGAAAAGATTGGGAGAATGGATATGAGTTTACACAGTATCTTATTGAACGTGGAGTAGATATTGATAATACTTTTGAACTTAGTGAAGCATATCTTCAACCAGGTAATAAACCAAGAGTGTGGTTTGATATTGTAAAATATGAGTTTAATGATGACGGATCAATAAAATATTATCCATATGAAGATGGAAATCCTGCGTCTAGTTTTGAGCATTGTACTTGTGGAAACTCCCAATTGTATAATGGGCATTTGTGGAAGTGTCCTATGGTAGCATATCTAAGAGAGTCTCTAGCAGCCACAGATCAATTAGAAGACCCTCAGTGGCAGAAGTATCTTGAGTATAAACCAACTAGCATCAATGGTAGTGAAGAAGCACTCAGAAATTCTTTCAAAGAAGTTACAGAACCACATTGGATCTGTAATATGTGTCCAGCATCTCCAAAAAATTATTTTGTGGCTCGGAAACAGATAAATGGAAAAAAGAAAACTGTCGATATGTTCAACCCACAAAATTATGACACCGTTTGATACATATAAACAGTATCTTGCATTCAAACAACATTTTACTAGAAAGAACTATGATTATTTCAGATATGCTGGCAAGTCTAGAGCAAGTCTAAACTCATTCTACAAAAGAAAAGACAGATACTTCTTTGAAAAAATGTCAAGGAAGTATAATGACGATGAAATCAAATCATTTTTCATTGCTAACTTTGTAGCATGTGACAATCCAGATGCCTTATGGATTGGGGAGATCATTCGATCTGGCGAAAGTGTTTACTCATCCTGGCAAGGAAGACAGCAAAGTTTGTTCTATCAGTTCAAGCAACAAACAGATGATATGTTGCTTGAATACAACCTGGAGCAGTTATTTGATGCTTCAAGACAACATCCACCAGTTCTAAAGATGTTCCTGAGCGGGAATATCAGTATAGAAACCTTTACCATTTACGATAAAATTTTCCTGTTCGGGAACAATTTAGATAAGAAATTGACTGACCCAATTTGGGAAGCGATCAGTCTAAAATTGAAGAAGTATGCACCATTTCTAAATATTGATACTCGTAAGTATAAAGAATATTTACGGAAGCGACTATCGGAGAAGACACATGGGTAAGTTTTTTCAGTCTGAGATTATCCGTGAAGAGATGGAGGACATCTTTAGAATTCAAAAAGAATTATACGAAGTCATTATTCAATTCAGTTCATTTAGTGATAAAGAAAAGAACGAACATATTGAAAAACTAAAGACACTTCTAGATAAACAAGAAGTCATGTGGACAAGACTTTCATTGTCAGATGATCCAGAAGCACTGGAGATGAAAGAAAAGATCAAGATTACATCAGCAGCAATGGGTTTCAAAGATGTTGATATGTCAATCATCTTCAATAACATGAGAAAAACTTTAGAAGGATTGCAAACGAGGCTAAAATGAACTTCGTATTGCTTCGTTATATTGGAAGTATATCTGCTCTTACTGGATATCTCTTCCTTTTGAACATTGACATGCAAACTGGTATTATTATTAGAATAGTTGGAAATCTTCTTCCTATTCCCTGGGCGATCAAGTATAAAGTCTGGGATTTTTTAGTGCTGATTATTTTCTTTTTGTCAGTGGAAATACACAAACTTATTGCATTGACATCAAAATAAAGTTGACACCCCCTAAATACCGTGTTATGATGTGACAGGTGATTTCAATCCACCCAATCCAACGAATACAAAAATCCCATGTCTTTCGCAGATCTAAAGAAACAGTCTCGCCTTGGCAGTTTGACTTCTAAACTGACAACTGAGATCGAAAAAATGAATAAGAGCACCA